TGTTCTCAGACCCGGCTAGCGGCACTGAGTTTGTGGTAGTTGCAACCAAGACAAAAGCAATTATTTGGAATGACGCGAACAACTCAGGTATCGCAATTGATTATCCCGTTGGCGAAGTAGTCGCAGATGCGGATGGAGCATCCTTCGTTCAGTCCTTAGAGAAACTGATCCTATTTCGTGGTAAAAATAAAACCCCACTTGAATGGGATGGAGACTTTGCATCACCAACTGACTTCGTGGTCAAAGCAAATGCAAGCCCAGGAGGCGGAAACATCCAATGCCCAAATACGGACTTTGGTTTATTCTTTCGTAACCGCTTAATTGTTCCACAACCCACAGATTCAAACTACACGGTCCTTATGAGTAACCTGCTCAATACGGATGTGTACACCACCGCAGACGCGCAGTTCAGAATCAACAAGGGAAGTGCGGATAAACTCGTAGGATTCTTTCCCTATCAAGAAGATCAGTTGATTATGTTCATGCGTAACTCGATCCATATGATCAACAACATTGCCACGGTGAGCGCGGCAAACACTTACGAGATCACCCGTCAGCATGGATGTGTAGCTCGCAAGAGTATCGCACAGAGCGGACCCCAAACTTTCTTCCTGTCCGACAATGGGGTCATTGTACTGTCACCTGGTACGGACCCTGCCAAAGGACTCGGAGTGGCAATTAGTAAAGTAAGCGGAGAAACCATACCGATGACCCGCCCAATACAGGATCAGTTCGATGAGGTAAACTTCGCACATGCGGACAAGTCCTGCGGAGTGGTGCATGATAACAAGTATTACCTCGCTGTACCCACGGGCAGTTCAACCGTTCCCAACGCAATCTTCATTTTCGACTTACTTACCTCAACATGGATAAGCGTGGATAGTTACCCCGCAATGTCAGGTAGCTTGGCATTCCATGTGGATGATTGGGTCATCTGCTCACACGGGAGCAACCCGACTAGACGCAGACTCTTCGCCTGCAATGACACCGGGTTTTACCTAATGGAAGAAAACCAAACGGATGATTCCGGTCGCAAGATTGGATCAACCTCAGAGTCCGGCACAACCGCAATCGCGGGTAAGCTGAAGACGAGATCCTTCACCTTTGATAGTGTCGATGTCAAGCGTTGGAGGCGCGGACAAGTCGGAGTCAACACTGTGGCATCTGATGCGTTCACCGTAAAGGTCAACACCATCGATCCTGACACATCAAGCACCGTCTTGACGCACACCGCTTCGGGGACCGAAGAAGCGTTATTGCGATTCGGAACGGGTAGGGTGCGTGGCTATGGGGCTTCGGTTGAGATTGATGTCACTGCGGGGAGACCAAGCTTTAGACACATCTCGCTCGAAGCGATTGCCAACGGACTCAACGCCAGGAGGGAAGTTGCGTAATGGCAATCACTGCGTCAGTCACAAGAGGTTTTACATTTGCCACAGGTGTGGATGTAACCGCCGCCGCACTCAACCAACTTGGTGAACCAACTGTCACAATCAACGAATCGAATGTGAACATCACAGGAGGAACGGTAAGTGGCTTATCCTCACCCATCGCAATTGGGGATGGCGGTACAAACGCAACCTCCGCAAGTGCCGCGAGATCGAACCTTGGACTAGGCACGATTTCCACGCAAGCGAGCAACGCCGTGGCGATAACAGGTGGGACCATAAGTGGGACCATTATGACCCTAAAGAGTTATGCAGTCAGCGGAGTTCCATCCGCAAGTCCTGCGGGTCAGATTATATTTGTTACTGATGGAAACGCAGGAGCCGCAACGGTCGCGGTGAGTGATGGGTCAAATTGGAAGGTGGTCGCGTTGGGGTCGAATATATCGACATGAATATCCTGCTCAAAGCACTTGATTTATACGAAAAAATCGGGACGGATCTCTTCAAGGACATATCTGTTTACATGGACAAAGGTTATGTCTTTAAGACCCCCGAAAGCTTATTGCTCGGCAAAGCGGTTAGGCGGGACCAGGGCAACCCTGACGCTCAGTGGGATGTCGAGGAACCCGATGCCTGGTATGTCAGGACCGCAGTTGGAGACAACTCAGTGAAAGAATTTATCGACCGAATACCTTACCCACTTCCATTTGTGGGTTGGATGAGGCACACCAAAAACAAATCAGTAAAATACTTTAGTTACGACCAAGTAAGGAGAAGAATGAAATGAGTAGTCCCGACATAAATTATCCGGCACAACCTTCATACGGCGAGGGAATGGCCGACGCTATGAAAGCACAGATGGAGCAACTGCTCGGTCAAGGTGAGTACGCTGACCTTTATGCGGATGCGGGATTTGAAGGTGGCAACCTCGGTGATATTCTTGCCGGAGTCGAAGCACCAATCCGTCAGCAGACCGCCCAAATCGACACCGATGTTCTGCGGCAGACCTTGTTGGGCAATCAGAGTAAGGTTCAAGTCGAGCGTGACCCTAAAACAGGTAACTTCGGTATCCCAAATGCCGAGCAAGTAGACCTTGGTGGAGAACCTGGTGGATATGATCGATACAACTTATTTTTAGTCGAAGAGGGTAGCATTGAAAAGGATGGTGGACACAATCGGGGTAAGGGTTTTGGAACGGATCGAGTCACCTCCCCACAGTATGTGCTAGTCGATAATGAAACCGGGGGAGTCAAAAAATATGGTGGCGAGGATCAATACATCTATAAAACGGAGAGCGAAGGTCTTTTAGAAGATTTAGGTCGTGAGGTATTAAAGATCGGACAAGACGCTCAGGTTGAGGCAATGGAGTCGATTGGTGAGGAGGGTAGAGAGTTTACCTTCGAAGATCCATACACAGGCGAACCTCTTCAAGAGGGTGATGTGGTCACCATCCGTGACGAGGACGGCATGATCGATCTGTTGGGTGATAAGCGCCAGGTACAGGGATCAGTTCCTGACTACGAGGAATATGTCCGTCAGAATCCCGATTTAATTGCACGATATAAGGAGGATGTGGCTAATGGTGCAACTTATTCGATGGAGGAGTACGGGAAAACCCAATACGAACAGTTCGGGAAAGAAGAAATTAGCAGAGGAGACCGAGAGTCGCTTCCCACTAAATTCACCGATCTTAACCGCCAGGCAGGTTTCGATGAGCAGGGCAACTTCCTCGGACTCTCCGCATTAGCCGAGGATGTTCAGGCGGGCAACCTTTCCCGCCAACGCGAACGGGATCTCGCGGATGTCGAGCGACTGTCGGGCCGCTTTCAGGATGTGATGGAAGATTACCGCCCTGGAACCGCCGAGGCGGTCACCGGAGCGCGTGAAGTCTTGGAATCGCAGAAGGATCGATTGACAGGCGAGGGACAAATCACCAAACCAACCACCGACACTTTTGCAGGAGCCGCGACTCCTGCAACGATGACCGCCGCAACGCTAGGAGAGGGACCAACGCTTACCGCAGATACCTCTTTTGAATCCGCAACCGTAGCAGATCCCTTGGCGCTTACTACAAATACTCAATTTAGAGATGAACTTGGGACGGAAGCCCCTGACACATTGAGATCAAGGTTGCTTGCTGATGCAGGTTCTGCTCTTGGAAGCGGATTAACTGATCGCGAGAAAAACAGAATCTCCGAAGCATTCAAAGCCCGATCCACCATGATGGGTCGAACCTTTGATCAGTCAGCAGGAATCGCAGAAGCTGAAGCAAGGGTGGCAGAGGATCGAGCAAGACAGGCACAGAATCGAGCTTTCGTGCAATCAGTGCTTGGTCAGGAAGCAGGTCTCCAACAGGGAGACATAACTCGCGGAATGGCACAGGAATCCGAGCAGGCCGGACTTCAGCAAAGAGCGGATATGGCAGATGCACAATTCCTTCAGCAGGCGAGAGCGGCGGAGATGCAGGCAGGTATGCAACAGGATGTACAGCAAGCAGGGATTGATCAGGAGAGGGATGTTTTACAAGCTCAACTTAATCAACAACAAGCCGCCTTCGATGCCGAAGCTCAACAGCAAGCCGCACTCGCGGATCAGCGGCAGAGACAACAAGCCAATCAGTTTGGGGTCGGGGCTACGATGGACGCGGAGCGTCTCAACGCACAACTCGCACAGCAGGGAGCCTTGGGTTATGTCGATGCCGCAACCCGGCTTGCCGCCCTCGAAGATCAGACAACCCTTGATCCATTTTCCGCACTCCTAAACCGGGCAGGCGGAGGAAGCCTGGGGCAAGCAGGACAGGTATTCGGTCAGGCGAACTACGGACTATCGAGTGGTCCACAATACTTGAACCCCGAAGCAGGGTTGGGATACATTTCACAAATGGCCGCTAATGAGGCATCGATGTACGGAGCGCAACAAGCCGCCAATGCTTCGCGCAGTTCGGGTCTCATGGGTGGCTTGGGGTCATTGTTTGGAGGGGCCGCAGGAGGTCTACTCGGTAATACCAACCTTTTTAAATAGGAGACAAATAATCATGGCTAGACGACCATTCTTTTCAGGAAATTACGGATCCGCACTCGGATCAACCGCGAACGCCGCCAACCTCATCGCAAGGGCAGGGGAGACCCAGGGGGAGATGTTCGCCAATATGGGCCAACAGATAGGCGGGATGATACAGCAGTATGGGTTGAATAAGGAGAAGCGAGAGGCGGAGGAAAGAACGGCGATAGGAAACTTATCTAATTTTAGCCCACAAGATTTACTTCAATTAGAACAAACAAATCCTGAACTCGGTACAGCGGTAAAAAACCTGCTTGGTGGAAAAGGTGGCAAGAAAGATGTTGATACGATTAATGCGGGAACTGCTACATTTGTAGCGGCTAAAGCAAATGAAAGAGATGCAAGGTTGCAGGAATCCATAATTGCAGGGAATCAATTTGAAAATAAATTTAATGAAGCCAATAAAGAAAATCTCCTACTTCGCAGTACATTAGAAACCGAGTCGATGCAGACTCTTAATAAGTATAAAGACCTACAACTAGAGGTATTAGGTATTGAGAGAGATATGAAGTCTAATGAAAGAGACATCGATCGCGAAAAGAAATATGCTGAACTTGATCAGAAAAAATTAGCCCTCGAAAACTTGCGTCAAGATATTCAGTCTAAGAAAAATACAAATTCAGTTTTTGCAGAACAACTAGATCGGGAAAGGACAAAGTTTGCAGTAGATATGAGCCAAACTATGTCTAGTTTAGCAATAAATGCAGAAAAATTAGATCAACTAAGGGCATCAAGAGATGTTGATCAAAAGACTAAAGAAGAAAACTTAAAAATACTAGAAACTGAACGAAAGCAACTAGAACAGGAGTTAACAAATCAACAAAATTTGATGAAATCATTTTCGTCAGACACATCAGACGAAGGTTTAGATTTTATACAACCAATTGATATTGATGATGCTTTTCAAGCTGATGCGGCAGGATTGTTTTACAATATTGTTGGTGGAATCGGAGGAGCATTTGGAGCAGACATTACACCTGAAACTACCGGACAGGCTCAAAATTTGAAAATGTTGGAAACTTTTCTTCTTCCTGCGTTAGCTAGTGATATTTCATCTCGGCCTTCTAATTTTACTTTGAATGTAGCAAGACAAAAAATTCCTTTGCCTAGTGATCGAGATGATGTGGGTCAAAGGAAAATAGAGCAACTGATACCTGATCTTAAACTTAGATTAGTCGAAGCTGAAAATACAATAAAGTCCGGCAATACTGATGCAAGTTATTTTCAGGAAGCACGTACGCAGGCAAGTCGTATACGAAAAATAATTCCAATTTTAGAAAATTCCTTAAAGGGCAAAAGCCCTAGTTCCAACGCAGGCACAACATCAACTAATGTTAGATTTAAAATTAGAGGCACAAGATAATGGTTGAAGTAGAAATAGATGGGGTTGGAATTGTAGAACTCGACGATTCTTTTAATAAATTATCTTCAGAAGATAAACAAAAGACGATCAACGAAATAAGCGCTAAGTTTAAAGTTCAGAAATCGACAGATTTACAGAAAGCAAACGCGGCGGCACAAGGATTCAATGTTGGAGCTTTAAGTGATGTTCTTGGTTTTCCTGCTGATGTGGTCAATACAGGATTAGGCGTTATCGGCCTTGGCACAGACGCTCCATTCGGAGGTAGTGAATCTATCAGAAGGGCTTTGACCGCCGGAGGTATGGGCTATATGGATGAACAGGATTTACCTGAAGATCAAAGAGCATTAGCAAGAGGAGGTCGTACTGCCGGGCAAGTTGTCGGATCTGCGGCACCAATTTTCGGAGCGGCAAGTAGACTTTCTCCTGCACAAGCATTAATGCAGTCTGCCCCAAGCAAGTCCGCAATTAAACAAATCGGTTCAGAGATGGTAAAATCTACCGCCCGTGATCCTGGTAAAATGGCGGCAATTGAGGGAGCATCTGCATTTGGAGCAGGACAGGCACGCATGATAGCAGAAGATGTCGCACCGGGTGATGAACTTACAGGCACACTTGCCGAAGTAGCAGGTGGTCTTTTGAGTCCGGTTGCACTTGCAAGAAAACCTGTTGAAATGGGTAAACAATTTGCAAATAGATTTTCTGAAGCAGGCCGTGAGCGTGCGGCATCAAGCAAAGCACTTGAGATTCTAAGAAAACAAAACCCGGATATAACTGATGATCAAATATCAGGTATTGCAAAACAACTTAGGGATGCAGAAGGTCCAGGTCGTACTGCACAGGTTACTCAAAACGAATTAGCGAGAAAAACATTTACTGCAATGGATAATAAGCTGATTGCAGATGCAAGTGACGAAGCAAAAACTGCCGTTCAGAATCAGAACAAAAAAACCGTTGAGGCATTTAATCGGAAAATTCGCAAAATGCAGAACAGTGGAAACCCTGAGATGGTAAGGGAAGCCGCTCGGTTGCGTTTAGACACCTTCACTAAGCAAATGAATAAACGAGTTGATGACGCGGAGTCAAGGGCAGGTGAGGCAGTTGCCCGTGTACTTAATAAAAACTCTGATGATGCTGTTGGTGCTTCTCGCGAAGCTCGCAAAATAATAGATGATGAACTTAAGAAAGCTCGCGCTAAAGAAACTCAATTATGGGGCGAAGTTGATAAGTCAGTAAAAGTTTTTGGACCGGACCTAAACACTGTGAAGCGTGCAGAAAAAATAAAGGCAGACATGCTTCCTGAAGAAAAACTGCCAAAACCTATTGAAGCATTCATTACAAGGATCTCGGCACAACAGGAGCCTATTTCTGCAAAAGAACTATTTACTGCTAGAAGTAGGGCATTAGAAATGGGCCGAGAAGCTACTGCAAAAAATAAATTTGGACAGGCACGCAGGATGAACGAGATCGCAGATGCTATGCTTGATGATTTGATGATGGTTACAGATGAGACTGCCATTGTAGCTAGAGACTTCAGTAGAGAATTGAATCAGCGTTTTAATACTGATTTAGTAAGGGGCATCAGAAAAGTTGAACCTGAAGTTGCGCTAGAAACCGGAATAGGAAGACTTGGACAAGGAAGTGACACTCAGCGTGCCTTGAACATACAAGCAATGAAGCGTGCCACAGAAAGCACCGAAGCAAGTGAAGCATTGGCACGAACGCAAAAGAGTTTTATTCAAAGTAGTGCGGCAAGAATTATTAATGCACAGACAGGTCAAGTGAATCCACGCGAACTAGCAGATTTGATAAAACAAAACCCACAGACACTACGAGAGGTTGGTCTGCTTGATGATGTATCCAACATGAATCAACAAGTCCGCCTTGCTAATGTTTTGCAAAAAACCGCAAAACAAGGTCGAGCTTTTGCACAACAAAAAAGCGTAGCCGGACAAATACTCAATGAAGGTAAAAAAGGTGGTCTCAGGAATGTGGTTGATAACGCATTCAATTCTAAGTACCAGGCCGAAGCATTTCGTGATTTGAACAATGTGGTAAAGCGTGCAAAAAACCCACAAGCAATTGAGGGATTGCAATACGAAATATTTGATGCCCTTTTAAGCAAAGCCACAATCAAAGGTGGTGACTTGGATGGATTGATTAGCGGAAAACAGCTAGAGGATTTACTCAATTCAAAGGTTGGTGAGAAAACACTTCGTCAAAACTTACTTTCTTCTAAATTGATTACACCTAATCAAATGAACGAAGTGACACGAGTAGCACGAATGGCAAAAATATTTGAAGATTCTGTGCGAGATCCGGCTAAATTGGATGATATTATGAAAACAGGTGATGGACTCTTAAACTTGTTTGCAAGAGTGGTAGGATCTAAGGTTGGTGCAAACAGCGCCCTTGGTCGAATGATGGGTGGCACCACCCTTATTGCACAAAGTGCATTTTCAAAAATGGCACAGAAAACTATCGAAAAGGTGCCTGCATTAAAAGTACAAGATGTGTTAACGAAAGCCATGCAAGACCCAAAATTAATGGCAATGCTTCTAGAAATGGGTCCGAAGTCACCAATACAAACACAAAGACGAATCAACGCTTATTTACTCCAAGCGGGTTTACTCGAAGATTGACAAACCCTGCATTCGCCACTAACCTCATCTACATACTGAGACTTAGTATCTCTTAGTATTCTTTCTTTCTAAACCCGTGGGGTCGCTCCTCACGGGTTTTTTTGTGGTCCGAAAAGTTTCTAAAGTTTTTCTGACAAAAAAGTTGACATAAATCGTTTAGTGTCGTTTTATGCATACATCGTACCGATTGAGAAAGCAACAGTTGACTTCCTAAACTACTCTTAATCAATTGGTTCGGGGTTCGAGTCCCCGGCCCGGTACCAAGTGAAAGCTTGGAGCAGTGACGATAAGACAACAATATTATCGAATCACAGAAAATGGCTGAAAAAAATTCTTGCATCACTCCAAGCACCTTAATAGGAGAAAAGAACACACCCCAATATAACACTTATTCCCGCAATGGATTTTTCTATGTAGAAATCTATTTCGGGGAAGAAAGGATACGCAAGTCCTTGAAGACGAATGACCCCAAAGAAGCGGCTCGTATGGCCCCGATTGCAGCCGTTGAAGAACTCGATAGGCGGATGGGTCGTATTCGTCCCTTGATAAATGAATTGTTTAATGTTTATACGGGTAATCGTTTAGTGACTAAAAAGCAGGCGAACGAGCGCACCAAGGGAAACAATGTAAATCGCATGAAGCATATCCTTGCTGAGTACGATATAGATGTTGGCGCACACGACATTGGAATGTTCGCAAAAAAGACCGGAAACGGGACTCCGATCTGCGAAGATTATCTCATTCGCCACGGCGAGAAGGGCGCAAATAACATGCGTCAGGCCCGAAGCATTTTTTCCAAGGGATGGATTACTTATTACAAGCGTATGGGAATCGATACCACTTGGTTTGCCAATTGGATTGCCCTGACTGTGGAGTCCACCGAGGTTCAAGCATTCATCCCAATGGGATCGGAGCGTGACCGTATTGTGGAGAAATGCGAAGCGTTGAAGACCATCGATGTGGAATTATACAAAGCATACGCATTAGCGTACGGCTTGGGACTTCGCTCAAGCGAGATCCTGCGGGCAAAGTACGATGATCTCTTTGATGATATGGATGAAAATAAGTTGATCCGCATCCACAACCCCAAGAGCGGGGGCAAGTACCAGGACCGATGCTGTGACCCTTATTGGTGGAATGAGGTTCTGAGTTTACGGGGCAACGATGAGTACATCATTGAAGCATCCAAGGATCGGATTGTCCGCGACTTTCCATATTTTTTAAGACACGAATGCGGGGTCTCGGACAATCGTCCGGTACATAGGCTCCGCAAATATGCAGGAGACAGGACCATGAGAACGAACGGAAATAGTATTTACGCCGCGAGTAAGGTTTTGGGTCATAAATCGATTGAGATGACCGCCAAGATATATTCGGGGCTTCCTACTATCGTGGCATCACGGTAGGAACTTAATCAACCAAACATAAACCCCTGGAATCACTAGTAGAAAGGCAACTACAAATGGATACAATAGATATGAATGGAATGCGATTGGAGTACGCAGGAGGAGAGTGCGTCACAGTAATCAGCGAAGCGCCGACAATCGTAAAGATTGACGAGTTAATTGCGGACTTAATTAGTCTGCGATCTCAAA